CTAATGGTAAGAGAGCGGACTCTGACTCCGTCAATCAAGGTTCGAATCCTTGTCGGGCATCCACATTCTTCATATTTCCTCCGCATTTTCAGAGGGTTGCGCCCTAATCGTGGCTAACTTTTTTGGAAGGTTAGCCATAACTTTGCTCATTGCAGCGTCGGCCCGATAGCTTCCGGGGCGTTCTCCGGCATAGCGGCGATACTCCTTCACGGTCTTATGACCGGTGATCGCCATTCCCTCCTCATCCGTGCAATCTGCCAGCAAACAGCGACGTGCAGCCGATTTGCGCAGACCGTGAGGGGAACAGTGCGGGATGCCGGCCTTAACGCACGCCTTCTTGATAAGGCCGTAGAAGCCTTTTTCGGTGAACTCCGACCCGTGCCGCGCTTCGAGCAGAAGCACGTCGCCTAGTGGCCCTGCTTCCAGCGCCTCGCGCAACGGCTCGACAATGGGAACATCTACCGCATTGCTGGTCTTGCTCTGTGAGAGCGGAATGCGCCCGCCCGCGATCATCGTGTGCGTCATGAAGCGAACATCACCGCTTCGTTGGGCGCTGTAGAGCAGCAGGGCGAAGGCAAGGCGCGGCTTTGTACCCAAGGGATGCTCGGCCTCAAAGGCGGCCAGCTCGTCCTCTGTCCAGCGGTGATAGCCCTCACTTTCCGCCTTCGGAGCCTTGGTGTCCTTCACCGGGTCGAAGCCGTAGGGAACGATCTTGGCGCGGCGCGCAATGGTAAAAAGCTGCGCCATCAGTTTGCGCAGTCGAGCCGCCGCGTGAGGCTTATCACGCATCGCGGTCATGAGCTTGGCGATTCGGTCGGCATCGAAGCGCCGGATCGGGTCATCGCCAAAAGCGGCACGAAAGCGCTCCAGTACGCCGCGATAGACTTTTTGCGTTGCAGGCCGCAAATCCATGAAAGCATTGTCGCCATAGTAACGGGCGATCACGTCCGACACGCTGCCGGGGCGTACCAAAGCCGCGCCGATCTTGATTGGCTCAGCCTCTAGGCACGAAGCATATTCCCGCTCGAAGTCCTTCGTGCCGTGCTGAGCTTTGAAATAGTGCGTGGGATGCCCTTTGCGGCGAAACCGCCAGCGGCGTTTGCCGTGGCGGTCGAGGAAGCTGGAAGCGAATGGATAGTTCTTCTTCATGATCCTGCGAATTTGTTGAGCCGGTCGTCAAAATCGTCATCCACATCCCGCGGTGTCTTCGGGAATGGATCGAGCGCGAAGGTGAAGCCGCCGTTCGGATCGACATGGCCACGAAAGGCAACGCCCTCTTCCCGCGAAACCCGCGCCCATCGGCGCAAATCGGCCTCTCGAATAACAGCGCGACGCACTACCACGATCAGAGGTCCACGGACCGGAGAGGTGCCAAAAGGCGGTCTTCGCCATTTCCCGGCTCTACGCTGGTACGCTCATCGAACATGATGCAAACGCGGGTTAGGACGGCCATCTTAAGCCGCGCTGGCACTTCGCCATCGCCGCTCCATCCATCGGCCTGCGCCAGAACGGCCTCTTCCGCCGTCGCGATCATCAGTTCCACGATCTCGTCTTCAATGTCGTGGTCGAGCCGGATAAACAGCTTGGCTTCCGCTAAGGTGACAATGTTAGGCATTCTGCACCTCCTGCGTCGGCTGCGGCGCGATCGGCGCGGGATCAGCTTTGGGTTCCTCTTTGCGCGGGTTCCACCCCTCGATCTGGCGCACTTCGTTGGTGTCCAAAACCTTGTGCTGAAGGGCGACAGCATGAGCCTGCCAGCGGGTTGCAGGATCACCGCGCAGGAAGCCGGACAGGTCCAACTCCAGCTCGAACGGGCCACCACTTGGGAACACGCTACGCGCGAACTCGGCCTCGATCTTCCGTGCCCACGGTGCGAGCGTGAACATGGCGAACCACCGGCCAGCGGTTTCGGAATTGGTGAAGGTGTTGTGGCTGTAGTCCTGCACCAGCGGCGGCGGCACTTGGAACAGGCGGCAAATTTCCTCGACGCCGAATTTCCGCGTCTCCAACAATTCTGCGTCTTCCGGGCTGATCTGCGATGCCTTCCACTGCATCCCGCCATCGAGGATCAGCGTCGAACCTGCGTTGGCCGTACCGCTATGGCGGTCCTTCATTTGCTGGCGCATCGAGTCGCGCAGCTCTTTGGTCAAAGCGCCGGGAACCTCAATGACGCCGCTAGGCGCAGCACCGCGATCGAGGAAGCCCTTCGCAAAATTGTTGCTGGCAGACACGGCCGCGACGGTATCGGCCGCACGGCTCAGCCGCGAACGCCCGATCATGCCATCATCGGAACGGTCGCGCAGATGGATAACTTCGCCGCTCAGCAGCCGCCAGCTTTTCCCGCGACCGTCCGACACGTCATAGGCCAGCCTGCCCGACGCCAGTTGGGCAACCGTGACCCAGCTCCATGGGATGAAGCGCAGCCCAGACAGGCCGCCGCTGGAATTGCGCAGGATCTCGGCAAGCCCGTTGCCCGTCAGCAGCGCCGACGACACAAGATGCTCCACAAAATCGGGCCACGTCATTTCAGATGTCACGCCCAAGCGCGTGAGGCGCAGCAGGGGATGGCTGGAGGCTTCTACCCTGTCCTCCCCTTCCCGACGATAGACCAGCGCCGGGATGCAACCCAGCGAGCTGGCAATGACCGTCGAGCAGGCCAGCACCGTGGAGAGGTTTTCCGCCGCCCGCACCGACATGGCCGACGACGCGCCCACATTCGGCGCCAGCGCTGCCCAAGACGGATCATCCGCCCGCTTTTCATAGCCCAGCAGAGCCGCCATCCGGTTCATGAAGCTCATGCGCTCAACTCCGCGATGATGAGCCTGCGTCGACGCGCTTCATCGGACGCAGGGAAAGGCCGCGACCGAAGGGCTAGGCTGGTGTCGGGATAGGCCGGAAAGGACGATACAACGGAAATTTCCCGCAGCATCACCGTGCGAAGCGATCGGCGCTCACCGCGCCAGCTATCGCCCCCTTTGGGAACGATGAAGCCGAACGACATGCCGCCCAAGTCATTACGCTGCGCCAGCTCCAGCACGTCGCGTCCCGGCTGCGTATCGGGAAGATCGAGCGAGAAATACAGGCCACGCGAGTCTTCACCCAGCCGCAGGGTGCCGGAACGGGTGCGACCCAGCACACGGGCCGGGTCATGATCCATCAGCGCGAGAATATCCTCGCCCAGCGATGCGCGAAACGCGCCGCGCTCGATCGTTTCCACGATCGAGCCGATACGCGCCTCGCTGCCAAATGTGGCGGCATAGCCTTCGAGCCGACGCCCGCTTGCGCGAAGCTCGGTGAACGCTCGCCGCTCGATGCTTGCCGCCCCCGTCATTATGCCACCTCGACGCCGGTAGCCGACACGAAGGCGGCTTTGTGGCGCACGGCGCAATCCACAGTGGCCATGGCGCGAATGCTGATATTCCCCTTGGCGTAGGCGCTGGCCTCATAGGGGTTCACCAGAATGTCCAGTTCCGACCAGATGCCGATCAGAAGCTCGGACCAATCGCCGTAGATCAGGCCGTGGTCATCGGTACCCGTGCCCAGATTGGTCGGCACTTGGTTGCTGAACGTGACAGGCTCATTATGGAAGATGGTCGGCACGCCGACCGGCAAGCCGTCGCCATCCTTCGTCTTGAGCGCAATCTTCTTCACGCCATTGGTGGTCAGGAATGACCGGCGCGCATCGACATTGGCAATATCCGCCTTCGCCATCATCTCTGCCGCTGTGTCCATGATGCTGGAGGCATAAGCCTGCGTCTGGATGCCAGCGGTCGAAAGGACGCCGACTGGCTCATTCGTGCCGCCGCCCTTGATCGAAGCGCGGTCGATCGCCAGTGCAAGGTCGCGTGCCAGCATATTGCGCAGCAGTTGCTCGACCTGGGGCGACGACTGCATCACCATATTGCGCGACCATTCGGTAATCGCACCGGCATGTTTGGGCGACAGTGTGACGCTATCAAAGTCGGGATCGCCGACAGGCAGAGCCGAATTTTCCGCCACCCAGCCAATCGCAGGCGAACCCGCCTCGCGGGGAATGTCGAGGTTGCCGGTAAGGCCGGTCAGCACGGTCGCGCCAAGGCCGCGCACGACGCTGGCGGCGGTCAGGGCCGAAATGTAGAGGTCCGGGCGATGGTCGGTCGGCACGATCGCCGCGCCGTCGCCGGTCGAAGTCAGCACACGCCGCTCGAAAATCTCGGTCGGAACCAGCACGCCCTTGGCCGCACGGCCCGAACGCTGCTGCAATTCCTGCTGCACTTCACGTTCAAAACCCCAATCGACGGCCAGCCCAGCAGCGCCAGCGACGGCGCGGGCAAGGCTGAACCGCGAACGAATTTCGGTGTCCAGTTGCCGATCGCCGTGCAGCGGAGTGCCCGCCTCGCGGCGCTCCATGTCGTCAATCGACTTGGCCCGCTTGATCTGACCATCAAGGTCGCGGACTTCGGTTTCGGCTTGGTCGAAGGCTTCACCGCCTTCATCCTGCGCCGATTTCATGCGAGCGAACGCCGCCGCCCGCTTTTCGAGAAGTTCACTGAGCTTAAGCATTCTTCTTGCCTTTCAATCGGGCCGGGGCACGAAGCCCCGGCACAGTGATTCCGACGTCTCGCGACGTGGGTTGCGCAGGCACGGCGCTTTGCCATGCTGCATCTCGATTTTCCTTCACGACGGCGAACACTCGCCCGCCATTCAGGACAAATGCAAATTGCGGAAAGCCGCCTCCGATCGGGCGGATATGGCGAACCGACCGATGCCCGAAAGTCGCCTTTGCGAACTCCATGCCAATGCTGTCCGGGTGACGGCTCGCCATGTAGCTGGCGGGTGCGATGGTCTTGAGGGCGGCGTCAAACGCCTTGCTCTCGGCCCGCGAGTGTGATGCCCGCCCGGTCATTCTGGCTTCCAATGAATTGGTTGGTGTCCCGCGACAACTTGGCCGATTGCGACCAGTTCGCGATCAGTCACTTTGGGTTCCTGATAGAAGCCAGAGGGAAACCTCTTGGTGGCTTCGAAATAGCTCGGAGGAAGGCCTTGGCTAAGATCATCGCCAATATCCGGGTGGATGAATGAGACGACCCGAATGTCTTCGATCATCCCGTCTTCATCGCCTTGTTCGTCATTACCCGCTTCACGGATATAGCCAACCGTTGCGTCCGCGATGCCGACATAGGGACGCAGGCACACTACCAACATCGCTCCGTGATGGTGAATGCCGCCCGTTTGCCCGCAATAATCGATCATACCGGCAAGGCATTCTTCCAACGTTTCGGGCGCGAACACGTCGCTGAATTTCTGCTGAGCTTTGAAACGGCCAAAAAGGTCCACATCCTCGGCAACCGTCGCCATCTTGCTATCCAGCATCATCGCAATCAGCAGTCGGGCGGCATCCATTGAGCTTGCCATAGGAGCATTTACCCCGCGAGCGCCCTGAGTCAGCAGCCCCGCCTCACGCATCACACGGGCAAGGCTCGCGACTTTGGTCGGCTCAAAATTGAACCGCTGCGCAAAGTCTTCGATCAGGCCGGTAAGGCGGGGCATTCTGCTTCCTGAAATAATTTCAAATAGCCTATAAGCGACGAAGCGCCTTTCTGCAATATTTTCGGTTAGCCAAATGCACGCCGTCGATATGCCTCGATCGCCACGACCTCGTTGATCGGCCCCAATGCCTGATCGATACCGTAGATCGGGATCAGGTTCTCATGCAGGTCGTGGGGCTGATCCTCGACAGCACCGCCCGCCCAATCGTCTTCCTCAAGGTCGCAATCACCGTCTTCCTGATCGAGCAGTTCGATCAGCGCCTCGATCTGAGCTTCGATGATGGAGCGATCCTCCGGCCGGAGAAAGCGCGGCACTGGCGGCAGAACGAAGGCGTAGCTCATGCGAGATACTCCGCTTTCATCATCCGCTCGACATCGAACAACAACACGTCATGAGCCGTCAGGCCTGTTCCGAGTTGCAGCTCACAATCCATCTCGGCATCGCGAATGATCTGGATTTTCGCAAACAGTGCGGGGAGCGTCGAAACAGGCGCGAGGATCGCGGCTGTCTCAGCGACACTGTGCCGTGCGCACCAGTTGCCCGTAACCTTGTCGTGGTGCGGAGAGCCGCGCATCGTCTTGAACGATTGCACCCAATGCCGATGCAAGCGCCTTTCCTTACCGTGCGCCTGCCAGAACGCCGTATCGACGCGGCGCGAGGTGGTCACTGGGTCTTCCCATGTGGGTGCGGTTTCAAGCGGCGCGGCAAGCGCAGCAGCAGGTGCAAGCGCCACCGGGGCCACGAACAGAGCGGCAAGCGCCTCGCGGCGCGCAATGGGATTGGCACAGGCGGAATCCGCCCGTAGATGGGTCTCAGCCATGATCGTCTCCAAACAGACGGTTGAGGTTAGGGGCGGAGCAGCGTTGGCGCGCGGCTTCGCCCTGCTTGACCTTCTGGTATAGCTTGCAGTATAGCGTCAAGCACATCTTACAGCATAGGTGATCGATGAAGGTTTTGGAAAATCGCTTGCGACGTATGGCCGAACGGCAAGGCTTCTTACTCGAAAAGAGCCGCCGCCGCGATCCCAAGGCTATCGACTTTGGGCTGTATCGCTTGCTGGTGAATCACCGCGATCTTGAAGCCCACAAGGAAACAACTCCCTTCACGCTGACACTGGCTGAAATCGAGCGAATGCTAAGCGACGGCAACGCCGACCAGTAACCTATATCCACGCGATCCCGCTTCCCCGATAGACTTCCGGCCCTTCGTCCTTAGCCGCCAAGCCGCAGGACATGATTAGCGCCGCCATGCCGTCAATTCGGTCGATGGATCGGCTCTTGTTCGGCTTCCGGTTGCCCGCTGGGTCGGTGTCAAAAATCAAATTGCCAGCATTCCAGCGCAGCACCGGATGCATCCCGTGGCGCAGCTCGCCCGCCAGTAGCGCCACCTCGAAAGCATTGACCGCTGGCCCCATGGAAAGAAACCCCTGCCCCCACTCGACCAGCGGCAGATTTACCCCCTCGCGGTCGAGGATATTCTTCAAATCCTGAAACCCGTAGCGGTCGAAGGCGATGCCCTTCACATCGAACATGCTGGCGACCTGGGCCATGCGCTGAGCAATGAACCCCTTGTCGATCGCGCTGCCGGGTGTCGGCTCGATGAAGCCCTGATTTGCCCATGTGCGATACGGAACGCGGTCAAGCTCCTCTTTGGCCGTCAGACCCGCCTTGGGGCACCAGAACCACGACAGGACCGCGCCGCCATCCTCCGGGAAGTAGAGGACCAGCGAGGACAGGTCGCGCACGCTGGACAGGTCGAGGCCGCCGAAACAGGGCCGCCCACGCAAGGTTTCTGGATCGACCGTCCCGCCACAGGCATTCCACTCAGCCGGGTTGATCGCCTTCGGCTCCGCGTCCACCCGCATATTGCAATGGAGGTTGAGGAAGGCGGGTTCGAAAGTCGGCATCCGCTTCGCCCGCGCCGCTTCGTCGGCAAGCTGCTCCTGCGACACGAACACGCCCATGGCCGGATTGGCGAGCCGCCAATTTTCCGGGTCGTAGGGGTCGGCATCCTCCGGCACGGCATAGACCACGCCGTGAAAGCTGGGGTCCGCCACCTCGCCGCTGGCGATGCGCTCGGAATAGTCGACCAGCTCCGACATGAGGTTTTCAGGATAAGGGCTTTGCGTCCCGATCACCAGCATCAGCGGCTCGCGGCGCTTGCCCATCGACGTGCGCAACACGTCGAACAGCTCGCGCTTTTTCCACTGCGCCAGTTCATCGCAGACCACGAATGACGATGCGAGGCCATGGACCGACGCACCATCGCTGGCGAGCGCCCGGAATTTCGATCCGGTTTCCATGTCCTCGATCTGCTTATGGAACCGCTGGACGTTGACGCGGGCGGCGATCCACGGGGTTTGCAGGATGATCGCTTCCATTTCCGCGAAGATCAGGGCCGACTGGTCACGGGTCGCCGCCGCGCTGTAGCACTCGCCACGCGGCTCCGCTTCTGGGCCGACAAGGTGCGCGAGGCAGAGCATGGCGGCCAGCACCGTCTTGCCCTGCCCGCGTGCCACGCTCAGCAGGCCCGTGCGGACGCGGCGGCGATCGTCGGCATCGGTTCCGTAGATCGCCTTGATCCATTCGATCTGAAACGGCAGCAGGCCCACGCGCTCGCCAGCGCCAAAGCCCTTCGTGATCGGCAGCGACTCGACAAACGCAATCACCCGCTCGGCGCGAGAGTATCCTTCATCCTCCCACGGATGCGGATCAGGCTTAGGCGGCTGCCACTCAGCAAACAGCCCAAGGTCGCCCGAATGATCCACCGGCGCCGACGCCGCCGCCGCCTTCATCCGCGATGCACCCGGTCCCCTACGGCCCATCAATCACCCCCGGAAAACGGCAGATTTTCGCCGATTTTTGGGGAAACTAACTCTAAAGAAAGGACGGGGCTCGGTCTTACCCCGTCAGCCCTGAGAGATTTTTCATGCCATGGATGATCGCCGTCGAGGGGCGATCCATCAGGGTTGCAGCCGCGCCGTGGCTTCTTCGTGCGCACCGCACCGGCCTCGACGCCTCGCGCCGTCTTGGCACTATGGCAGCTTGGGCAATAGCTCGCCAGCCCGTCATGCGGCGGGAACGGATCGCCGCCCGCCTTGATCGGCACCCGATGATCGACGGTGTTCGCCAGCGCCGTGCGCCCCATTGCCTCGCATCCCTCGCACATGGGGTGCAGCGACAGATGAGCTTCCCGCAGGCGCTTCCAGTTTGCGGTGTTGTAGGGCCATTCAGCCATGCCGTTGCTCCATCGCGTTTGCCAGTTGGTGAAGCTCGCGCCTCAATTCGTCCCTCCGCTCGAAATAGCGTTCCGGGTTGCGCCAGTCGGGGAGCAGCCTGCCCACCTCCCTCGCCAGTGCCCGCACCCTTGCCGGATTGGTGTTGCCCATCACTGGCCCTCCTCATCCGGTTCATCCCAAATGATGTCCTCCGGTTCGGGAATGGGGGGCTGGGAAAGCCCCCCTATAGGGGGGCTTCCCTGCCCACCCGAACCCCCAAAGCTGCCCCGCAGCTGGCCCGCACCATTTTCACTAGGATTTCTGCGGGTTTGAGGGGTGTCGTCCTTCCCGTCAAAAAGCTGGCCCGCAGACTGCCCCGCCAAAGCTGGCCCGCACTCGTTTTCCTCAGTTTTCTGCGGCTTTCCGGCACTGCCCCGCATTTGGCCGGAAGCTGGCCCGCAACTGCCCCGCAGGTGGCCCGCACCCTCTTCCGCTGGCACGATACATCTGCTTGTGTGTCGGTCAGTTGAGTTGCGCACCTCCGCTTCGACAATGTGTTCCAGCGCGAACAGCCGTTCCATTGCGCGCTCGAATTGATCCACCTTGAAGCCCTTGCCCTGCGGCATCTTCGCAAATTCGCGAGGGGCATAGTTGCGCGCCGTAGGTCTTCCGCTGACATTCCGCCCCTGCTTCACCCTTATGCGCAGCAACGCCACAAATTTGGCGTTCTCGGCGGCAGCCTGAGCGTTAGAGGCCATTTCTTCATGCCAGTTGCCGGTTGGCGCATCGGCAGGCTCAAAGGCCCAATCGCGCCACCTCATCCTGATCTCATGGCCGGTCTGTGCGTAGTTGGATTTGGCCCGCGTCAGGACACGCAAATCGCGGTCGTATTGATCGTCCTCCGCAATGCCCCGCGACAGGAAGAGGCGGGACCGCACCTGATTTTCCCACGCCGTGGAGCCGCTGAACTCCGCGCCATTTTTCGGCGGATGCCCCAAGAACAGCACCGTTCCGCAAATCTCGCGGGCGAGCCGGTCCAGCATGTTGCAGAAGATCGCGACATGGTTTCGGATATTCTCGTTGCCTTCGAACAGGTGGGCGACGTTATCCAGCACGAGGAAATAGATCGCCTGGGCGGTCGCAGTTGAGACGATGCTTTCGTAGAATGTGGAAGGCCGGATAACACCGTCATGATCGAAGCTGAGGAGCGAGTTCTCTATCTCGCCGCATCGGGTGAGCAGAAATAGCTTTCCGTCCAGCTCGCTCATGCTGACGCCCAGCGAAGCGCATATGGCTTCCTGCCTGCGATGCAGCTCGGTAAGATCGTCTTCGCAGGTGATGTAGAGCGCCGTTTGCTGGCGGGTCGAAACGCCCAAAAAGGGCAAGCCCAGAGCCACGCAGGTTGCGAGTTGCTGAGCGAACAGGGACTTGCCCGAACCACCAGCGCCCGTGAGCATAGTAGCGCGCATGACCGGGATCATGTCGTCCCACAGCCACATGCGCGAGGGGGCCGGTTTCCCCTCCCATTTTGAGGGAGAGATAAGGGGAAGACGCTGCGAACCGGGACCGATCGGGATCACATTATCGCCACCCCACGGGGGGCGATCATTTCCCATCATACAGCCTCGATAAGTTAGCCAGCGCCTTCCTGTAACCCGCAGAAACCCGCCATACGATTTTGAGGGGTAGCCACCTTAAGTCATTGATAGCGGCTAAAAAGTTGGGCCCTTGTCGGGCATCCAAATCTCCCCCTTTGCAATGCGCTGACCCGCGATCGCCGGACGATCAAAGCCGATCGCACGACGACCGCAGCATC